CCAAAGCACCCTGCCCTTCGGGTCGCTGAGGGTTAACTTAATAGAAACGGCTACGCATGTAGTACCGACAGCGGAGTACTGGCGGACGGGGGTTCAAATCCCCCCGGCTCCACCAAATAAGCTATAAAAATCAGGCACTTAGCGTTTATCGCAAGTGCCTTTTTTGTGTCTAAATGGGTGGTTTTGGCTCGGTTATGCCAGCCTTACGACAGCATGCACGGCCTTGAACAGCTTAAGAGGTTGGCTGTCTCCCCAGTCGCCACCTAGAAAATGCATGCAATTTGAAGGGATGCCGACAATTACGAAAGGCACTGCCGCACCATTTACTGCGACCCTTCATCTGTGCGACTTTTGTGAGAAGGAACCACCAAGGCACCAGCTGTTCAAAATTCACAGCGGCGTCTTGAGTGCCGTGCTCTAATCGGCTGCTATGCAGTCAGGATGGCACCGGCCCTGCAGCAGAGAGATAGCTCGGCTTGAAAATGTGACGTGCGACCTTAAATAGCGTCTCAATACCGCCAGACTCCAGCGTAGCGGCCACCATAATTTAGGAAGAATCATGGCAATTTTCTTGGTCTTACCGACAGACCAGTCCGATCCAATATTGCGGGCGCTCAAAGATAATCAATCCCTTGGAACCGTCGACTTTACGGATCTTCCAAAAAACGGATTTGTAGTGAATTTCTCTGGCACCACCCAAGAACTGTCTAACCTGCTGGGAATAACCGACGGCTCGTCCGCATCGGGGGTAGTTGTGGCGATTAGTTCCTACTATGGGCGAGCACCTACCACGCTCTGGGAATGGATTAAAAGCAGGTGGAACTCATAAATGTCCAGCAAAAACCGCAGGTTTGGCGGCCCTGAGAACACGAACCCTATGGTTCCTGAGACGACACCTACCCCGGGCCCAGCTGAGTGGCAGATGAAGTCACTGAATGATCTTCATGTCGTTGTCGGAAAAATCGAGACTTCTCTTGATCACCTCGCGGAAAAGCTGGGAGAGCTCAAGGAAGACAACAAACAAGTCATGGATCGCGTCAATAAGGTTGAGACCAAATTGGTCGTGGCCAGCGCTGTATTGAGCGTCGTCTTGGGTGTGGCAGCTATCGTAGGCACCATTGCGGCAACTGTTGCAAACAAGGCAATCGACTTCGGTATGGAAATGGCTAAGGAAAAAATGAAAGCGGAGACTCCGTCGCTCCCTGCAAAGTCCTCCAAGTAACCTAGCTACACGCTGCGGCTGCTTCTCATATCCAACCTGCTGTCCAGCCTTACCGATAGCGCCGCACCCTTCACATCCGAGACGTCAGTTTTCCGTAGAACAGTGACTGCCCAAGGCGGTGCCTAGGCCTACAGCGCACGACATGGCACTTCACCCCGCACAGTACGCACCTCCGGATCCGTGCCCGCGCACCCCGCCGCCGCGTGGCTTTGACCTTTGAAAGGAAAATCATGAAAGCATTTTTGCTAATTCCGGCGCTGTTTTCACTTGCGGTATCAGCAGCTGAAATACCTACGCCGCCGGGGCCAAATCCCATGCAGTTTACCGGTCGTTTTTTTACGTTTGCAGCAAACGACCCGCTGGGACAGATTAAATCTCCTGCAAAAATTGGATACACCGTATTGGTTCTTGATCAGCAGATCACCGTTAGAACCGATACCGGGAATTTGGTCACCGCAGATCGTGTGCAGTTCGCGTTAGATGACGGAGATAGTTTGCCGAATGGAGTCAGGGTGAAGCTCGAGTGTGGCTTCGTTATGGGGGCAGAGACTCAGCACCACTTCGAGCCACTGTTTTGTGGTCAAAGCAAATGGACTGTCTTGCGATAGAAGCAGCTATCCCGCCCGCCCCCTCATTCATACGCTGACCGAAGTGATCCGCTCCAGGGGGAGCGCTCGGCGAAAACCACGGGCATATCAAGTTCGGCTTCACTATGTTGAAGCCATCGGACTCAGGCTCATGCTCCCCCCGATGGCGCCTGTAGCGCACTGCTGAGTGGGTTTGTTGTTTCTGGTGTTCCCCTGCTCTGCTACCGTGGCGCCCTCTGATCGCAATGGAAGCAACAAAGAATGGACTCATGGAAGACTCTGGCAGTCGCCCTGCTGGCATCGGTCAGCACACAGGCCGTGTCAGGTGATGGCGCCAACCCTATCGCTGCCGCGATATTTCTCACAATCTCCGCGCCAACCATTTTAATTGGGGCGACTACATCTCTCACGACCGAGCCGCCAAAGATTTTCAAATCAGCCAAGACTGACGCCTTGGCGTTCATTGGTTCAGACGGCGAGATTCGCGGCGCCCAGTTTGAGCAAGCCTCAAGGTACTACCGCTCGATCAGCCCACCGCCTCTGATGTCAGACCCGCAACTGGCCAGGGCGATCGCAACTTCCCTCTGACAGCCACTTCCCAGCCGTCCACGGCGCAGGCCTTCTTGTATCTGCCTTGCCCTTCAGCAATCTGGCGATCAGCGGCCGTTACTCCACATTCCCATGCGCTAAAATTGAGCTGAGATATGGAGGGAATACCCATGGAAAAGTCGAAAACCGCAGAAGAGATACGCGCGCTCCTACTCAGCCAGCGTCCCGACCTTAAAGGTGATCTTGCGAAGATTTCCGACCTAGAGGTGCTGCAGCTCATGGCATGCGCCTACAAAAGCGCGATTGATATCAAAGAAGCTGAGCTGGTTGAGATCGATAGGCTACTGGACGAGGCTGCGAGAGCGCTCTTTTCTCCTAAACCTCATTGATCTCATCGGACATACACAGATGGACGGGGATCTTGTCTCTGCCCTACCCCGGTCCGCCCATGCACTCGGCGGTACTGGCAAGTAATGTTCCAGCCTGCTGTACAAGCTGTATCCACTCATCGCTGGTGATTAGTTCGGCAAGTTCCATTGCGTCAGCCCGCCTCAGCAAGCCAAAGTACTTAACCTCCGCGTCCATTTGATTTCCAGCCAGGGCAAACAGATCACGCCAGGCTGTCATGGCCAATCTTCGCTGTGCCTCTCTCATTGAGGGCCCCTAATGGTGAGATGAGTGAGTATGTATCAGGCTGCCGGGGGCGTTCGGCATGATCTCGTTATTGCTGACCAATGGTGGCTATAAGCCATCAATGCGAAGTATTGACTCAGTCACGGCAAGGATCGGATCAGTGCCACAAGTGCTACAGAGAGCCCGCCCAGTGCGGGCTTTCTGCTTTTGCGACATCCTTTTCACCTGGCATTTACAGAGCAGGGGTAAGGTCGCCCTACTCCTTTGAAAAATTCCCATTAGGCCCGCATATAAGCGGGCCATTTTTTTGCCCGCGGCTATGCTTTTCATTCCCTCTACTGGAGACCATGCAATGCCATCCACCGAATACTCACTCCCTGACATCTTGGAACGGATCTATGAGAACCAACTTGCCCTAGAGGCAGCCATCATGGAGTTAACTCTATGGGCAGAGGACAGCGAAACCTCAAACGTAGGTGAGAACGTGCGTGGCGCCCTTGAAGTGATTGGCGAGAACGCTGGGCATATCAAGCAGGGCCTAGCTCGTATTAAACGGTCTGGGCAGGCATAACCCTTACGTAGACGATCAAAAGAGGATGAAGATGTTCCTAACCAAAAACGAAGTGGTTGACCTAACTGGTTACGAGCGGCCAGCAATTCAAGCGCGTTGGCTTAGAACTAATTCCATAGCGTTCATTCATGGTGGTGACGGTCACCCCAAAGTGCCAAAGCAATCGCTGCTAGAAAAAATCTATAGCGGGACCTCACTGGATCAAACTATAGAAACACCGCCCGGTGGCCTAAACGATATAAAAGAAACCTGGGACAAGGTGTGTGAGTCCGTGATGGCCGACATCCTGGGTACAACCAGGCGTGCCTTACAAGGGAAACGAGCCAGAGGTGTATTGCCGGAAGGCGTATGGTCAAAAGTCGACGGATCAATCCTGTATAGCATAAAAAGATTTGACGAGTTTTTAGATGCTCATTGGCCACCTGTTGCGGACACGTCAAACCTGAACGCGACCAACCTAAGACGCAAGCGGAACGCAAGGACGACCAATACAAAACCCATCATGCTGCTCGTCTGAAAGTCTTCTCAAAAAACTACTGATATCTGGAAAGAAGCTCAGTCGGAAATGATTGACGAGGTAGATTATGTTTTTGAGCAAAGAGGAAGTGGCAGCACTCACTGGCTATCAAAAGCCGAGCGCTCAAATCAGATGGTTACAGGAGCAACAGTTCGGATTTGTCGTGGGAGGTGACGGCATCCCAAAAGTACTAAGCCAAGTCGTAATCAGTCGCCTGGGTGGCCAGACGACTCAGAAAAAAAGCCCTGAGCTCCGACTAAAATAATGGCCGACATTAGCCAGCGGCAGGTGAACTCATGACCAAATTGACTCTCGCAGAATGGGCTGCGGAAAACTATAAAACCCCGCCCAGTCCCAATACCCTACGCAAATGGGCCCGCGAAGGCCGCATCACACCTAAACCTATCAAGCACGGGCGTAATTACTACGTGGATGCGAACTCTCAGTACCTGGAACCTGAGAAGCTCGCGAGAAGAATTCCTGGCAGCACTCTCATCGAAAGAGTCGAAGCAGCTCGACGAGTTCGCGGATTATGAAGATCGTGTCCCAAATAACCGTAAAACTGCCGAGGCTCATGGAGGTCGGTGAGTATCGAAAGCTGCGATATATCGGCAATAAACCAAGCCTGCAGCAGTTGAAGAAATGGATTGAGGAAGGCGAGATCATCGGCGAGATAACAGGGGGGATGTATTTCGTCGATGTACAAGCCGCGATCCTGGGATCGAATGATCCGCTGCTCGCACAGATGCTAAAAATTGACTGACTGTCATCCAAGCCTCTAGGGCATATCCAGAGGCTAGCCTTCAATTTTCGAGCGCATGCCACCAGTTGGACTAAAGTCACCCCTGCAGTCCAACTGAGTCGTAATCAGGAGATAGTCATGCCCAAGTCGACAGGCGGTAAGAGCAGCTCGGGATCATCTAGCAAAGGCGGCGGCGCAGGAAGTGCGCCGAAAGCACCGGCCATACCTAATCTGCCAAGCACTACTGGCAACCCTTCCGGTGGCGGACGAGGAAACGCACCGCCGAAAGGCAAGTAGCGTGTGAAGATCACCCCATACGCGGGTTGCTTTTTTGCCGCAGCCCGCCTCAACGACCCGCGCCAATAATTCTCACGGTAGGACGTTCAGTGCCTTTTCGTACAGCGCCTGGCGACCGGCCTGTCCGGTGAGTCCACCATTGATTCGCCGGGTGATTTTCACGAACCGCCCCTGATCTGCCAGGGTGTTCAACCCACGGGTGGACCAGAACCAGGCCGCCGACATCGCAGCGTGCTGTGGCAGTTCCAGCAATTCAGGGTTGCTGATGAGGTCCAAGCCCAGCGCTTCGCCGCACGCCGCGCAATTCGCTCGGCCGGTGATCTGGATAAGGCCCCGGCCACGGTATTTAGAACCATCGCCAGGCTCGGTATTGCCCAGATCGGCACGGCCCTCGTAACCGGCCTGTTGCGCGGTCGGCCCCCAGATCTCCCGCACGTACCGCAATTGACCTGACTCGTGACCCACCTGGGCGATAAATGCAGTAATGCGCAGCCTGGTGACGATTCCATACCTGGACATCGCCGCATTCAGTACAGGAACAAAAACGCCGGCTTGGCGGCCGGCGTTCGGAAGGATTTGCAGCAACTGCTGCTCGGTGATCGGCATAGCTTTCTCCGTGTAACAGCTGATCTGTATTTAACGAGCACCGCTATTTTTAAGCGGATTCCGAGACTGAAGAACTTACGTCCATGCCGCCAGATGGTTTGTCTGGCCAAACCGCTTCTTGAGGCCAGCGAGACTGACCAGTCACTCGGCCGAGTAAAATCCCGTAATCCTTCCACTTTTTCAGTTGAGATTTACGAGTTGGTAGCTCTGCCTCTTCCTCGGGCGTGGCCCAAACCTCTTCCCTGTCTGGGTCCTCCTTGGCGTCGATCGCATCCTGCAACTCAGAGATGCGTTCAGTCAGCGCTGTTTTCTGGACGTTGCTCTCCTGCTTCAATGCAGCAAGTACTGCGCTCTGGCTAGCCAAGATGTCCGCCTCGGTAGGCGGAGGGTAAACAGGATCACCAGGTGGTCCTTGGTCGGCAGGCAGGAAAACAACACCATCCGCAATAACATCCATTGAAGTGATGCCAACCCAGTTTTTAATCCCGTGCGGAGTGCCGTCCGGGTTGAACCAGTAGTGTACGGCCCATCCTAGGAATTGTTCCTGCGGCAGAACTTCGCCAACTTCACCTTCTGGAGCTTCAATCACTTCGCTCATATGCTGTCTTCCCATCCAAAAGCGCTTAGGTGGCTAACCGTGGCATTCGACGCGTAATAGACGTTGCTGCTCTCCGGCACTACCCGCATCAAGAAATTGTTCTGGTTTGAGTTCGCCGAGCTGTTACTGATGTTGCACATCGGCATATTTGTTGCGGAGTTGACTGCACCATAAGTATTGTTAGGCGCCGCGGTTGTCTGCGTTGAGGCGCCTTGGTTGTATAGCCCTAGATAAACGACTGCGTCCGTCGGCGCTAAGAATGGCGCTAAGGGCACAGGGGTCCATGTCGGCGTGACCGGGTTGCCCGATATGCCGGAGATTAACCTTGGCAAGCCTGCGACGTTACCGCCAACAACGTATTCCCCATTGCGACCTTTCTGCAAATAGCTGAGCGGAAGCTTGCTGCCCGTAGCATCCGTAAAGTCTCGGGAAACCCGAGCCCGGTGGGTAAACGCGCCAGGGAGTGGAGTGGCCGGGTTTGCGTCTGTGGTGAGCCATCCCTTTGGCGCTGTGCCGTCCCAGATCACATGAACATAATAAAGAGTCGATGCCAGCTGACTATTGGCCGCGCCTACTGCCAGGCCTCCTGCCCCAGCCACTGCGAACGATGCGGTACATGACACGTTACGCAACGTGATGAACTGGCCCGCCGCGTTCTCGACCTGCAACTCATCGGCAGTGATAGTAATCACTGAATCGGTTCCGGTGGCCGACACTCGAAGATTGAGCGCGGCCCCTCGAACTCCAACCAGGTTTGTAGCTGGAAGAGGATCAATCAATACAGCATCTGGACCGTCAATTTGAATGTCCGCGATTTGATCTATCGCGAATGTCGCCGCGACCTTCGCACCAAGCGCATCGTATTGTTTTAAAACTTTTGTACCTTTCCCTGAGATATTGATGGTGTCCGCGCCGGTACTTGCACGATTGAATTTCACGTTGAACCGCTGATTGGAGTAGGAAGGGATGGCCGGGGTCGGCGTAAGCGTCAACGCACCCGCTGGACCAGCAGTAGGAAATGCTGTTGCCGACTGATTTTGCAGAGCTGCTGACAGTTTTTTGGATGTCACCGCTGCAGCATCATCCGTGCCTGCATTGACCTGCGCCTGGGTTGCGATCTTGAGCCAGCCGAACGCTGACTCAGTAGCCTGCGCGATCACCTTGGCAATTGCCTGGAACACCCGGAGCGGGCTCATTGCCTTGGTAGACGACTCGCCCGCCTCGGCCTCGGCTTGCGTTGCGAAAGCAACAGAGGACTGCGAGATCTTCAGATCAATGGCCGCGCTCAGCTGCGTGTTGTCGTCTTCGTCGGGTGTGAGGCCAGCATCTTCGATAACCTTAATCATTTCCAGGGTTACAGCATTACCCCACGCGGACGGGATGAGCGAACCCGGTGTACCAGCGAGCGCGTCCTCATCAATAAATTTGCCATCTACCAACCCAACGCTGGGCACACTTCTCGGAAAATCCACGGTTTTACCCCTCAGTCGTAATTGATATGCACAACGGTGTGTGCCGGCGCTGGCCGCCGAATAAGGCATTCCAGTGCGTTACCTGGGTTGGTGCCGAAACGCTCACCCCAGTAGCTGACACCGAAGCGGCGGCCCTGCCGCTGCCGTCCTCCGGTGTTGAGCGTCCACATGAATTGGGCGTTCCAAGTACCAAAATGCGCAGAGCCAAAACGAGAACGCCCCATGCGGGGCGCTCTGTGCTCGGTGATATTTGCGTTTGGGTATCCCTGGCTCACCGCGATCTCTATGAAGTAGCCGCGGCTCTGCCCGCCCACCTCCACCAATCTCCGGCGAACAGCCAGGCGTCGATCCTCAAACGCTGGATTCGGTCCAAGGCAGCTGTCCGGGAGCCCCATGATCGACTCCCAATCGGGAACGAGCTCACTCACCCCTGCCGGGTCCATTTCGTTCAGCAGCGCCACGGCCCGCGCATCCACGCGGGAGAACTCCAGAGCCACGCCGGCTAGCACCAGCGCTACCTCTGGGACGAGCTCAGGATCCCAGGCGGGTCCAGGCGGAAGCAGCCCCTGAAGCTGCACTCGATACTCTTCCGCCGTTCTAATCACAGCCATGTGATACCCCCGAATGTCAGAAGCTGGTTGGCAGCGGGCACAACGTTTGCCGACGGCGCGATGAGCTCGTGATCAGTTTCGCCGGCAGACCCACTGATAGCCTCGGCTATATGGGTGAGCAAAAGCGTTTCGCCGAGCCCCGCTTCCCGCTCGTGAAGGTCAACAAGCTGTGCCTGGATAGCGGCGCGTACTGCTGACGTGTCGGGTACGGCGTGGATCTGGTAGATCACCGGCACTTCGACCGGAGCCAGCACATAAAGCTCAGCAGTAACTGGCCGTAATGGCTCGATATAGGCCTTCACCTCAGCCAGTTGCGTGGGATTCGGCACTGGCTCAGCGTCGCCATCGCGCATCACGAACAGGCCGACCGTTCCTGGCCCGAGGTAGTTACCTCGGCACCATGCTCGCGTGACACCGGGCACCTCAAGCGCCCAGGTCTCGTAGTCATCTTTTGAGCCGCCATGCGGGATCACTCGGTAGGACCGAACCACGCGAGCGCGCAGGGATTCAACGCTCTCTCGAGCAATCCCCCCGGTGAGCCCTGGAGCAAGCACGGTGAAGGTGTTCACCACGCCCTCCACTGGCTGGATCAACTTCAGCGTCAGGCCTGCGTCGGCATTCCCAAGAACACCCGCATCAACAGCAGCAATCGTGGCGGTGTTTACACCTGCCGTAGTCGTTAACCCGGAAGTGACCTTATAGGTTCGGCCATCATCGGCCTGGAGTACCACGTCGGCATCGAGCACCGCCAGGGCGGCAGCTGTGAAGCCGACCGATCCTTCGGCGGGCTGTGCCGGATTGCGTGGCTGGCTCAAACGAAGGATCGCTATGCGCTCAAGAGTTTCCTCGTCAGCGCGGTCGGGCAGGACCTGGTCAACGATCCAGTCGAGGTATCCGTACAGCCCGTACGCGGTGCCGCTCAGGGTCCTGGCCAGCACCTGGTCATCAGATCGGCGCAGCACATCACTTGCTAGGTCGCTTTGGGTGCGGCTGATGAGTACCGGCAGAGACGGCGTTTCAAACGGCATAGATCACCTGCCACGAAGAAGAGGGTTTGATTTCAAGCCGCGCGCCACCAAGAATCGTCAGAGTCACAACCAGGTTCAGCCGGTTAATTCCGACTTTTTCACTGCTGATCTCGATACCCACCACGTGTTCATCGGTGAGCAACCAGCGCAGCGCCTCGTCGGCGTAGAACTCGGCATCTCGCTGAGTTGGCTCGGTGAGCTTTACCCGGCGCAGAAGCCACAGGCGGGAGCCGATCTTGTCGTCAGCGGTCGCTGGGTAGCTGTCACCCCACCAGCCATAGCGCTCCTCGTCATCGACCGGGTCATCCGGCGCCGCGCGGCGCCAGGTGAAAAGGCTGATCATCACCGCGCGCGTGAGACCGGCCTCCACTGTGTTTGAAATAATCATTCAGCCTCCGGCACGGGCGGGCCACTTTGGCTGTTCCCGAACATCACGGAGCCATGGACATGCTCTATCTGGCTGACACCGCCTGCCACCTGGTCGCCCTCAGAAACGATCCTGCCGGTCTGGGTGATAAGCGGAGTGTCAAAATTCACTGAGGTACCGGCCTTGATGTTCAGCGTCTGGGTTTCGATATCGATGATCTGCCCACGCTTGAAGTGGATCTTGTCCCCTTCGTCCGTGAAGATGACCACCTCGCCCGGGGCCACTTCGCTGATGCGGTAGCGGCGGTCAGAAGCGACCACAACAACCGCGTGGGAGCGATCAGCACCCAAGAACGCTGTCAGCACCTCGGCGCCCGGCAGCGGATTGCTGGTAAAGCCGTAGGGTGCGAAATGCTCGACACCGTCTTTCAACTCACCCGCCGTCAGGCGAATTTGCAGCGACTGCATCTTCTTCCCGGCGTTTGCGAGCACGACGGTGCCGCGGGCCAGCATGCTTTTCAGGCTCATTGTTTTGGCTCGTAGTCTGCTGGGATGAGGTATTCGAAGTTGTCGCCCTTGCCGCCTTTCTTCAGCTTGCGGTTTTTCAGCGAGTCGTTCGGTTCCGGCTCGTAACTGTCAGGTGGGCCGACTTCCATTTTTGTGACCATGCCGCCCTCGCCCAGGATGTATGTCACCCGGGCTATGAGCATCCAACGGTCGTATCCGATGATCGGGTCGATGACCCGGACCAGCATGTTGTGCTTCCAGAGCTGGCCGTTTGTTTGCCTCCACCCCTGAACCTCATACGTGGTGGTCAGCGCCTTGCCCATGCGCGTAACGCTTTCCCAGTGCGCCCTGGCCTGGGCCAGCTCAGTCGTAAGCTGGCCGGACTGCTGGATGACCATCACCCGCCGGCGAGCAATCCGGGGATCAGTGGCCGTTGCCGAAACTTCAGCGGCCGCGGCGCCGAACTCGTCATCGGTGCCGCTCTTCTGCCCGAGCACTCGGTACTCGGAAAACACCGCAGAGAAGTCGAGCCCGGCACTGCCGGTCTTGATGTTCTTGCCCACCTCAAGCGCGTCGAACGCCCGCCCCTCGCTTCCGGGCCTGGCCAGCACCACCATGCCGGTGGCGTCGTCAGTCGAGAAAACCCTGAATAGAGTGAGCAGTCGATCGATGGATTCGAAGACTGTCTCGCCAGGCTCGATGGTGTGATCCGAGAGCTTTGCGCCTTCAGGGATCTCGCTGCGCACCTTCAACCCATACGGAGCCGCAAGCGCTGAAACGATCGATAAGACGCTCTGATTGTTCCACTGGCCCGGCTCATTGATTGCCGCGCAATCGACCAGGTCGGCGGTCAGCGACCTCCCGCTGATGGACATGGTGATTTGTTTGTCGTCGTAATCGATCGGCGAGGCGAACACCCACCCAGTAAGCACCAGGTCATCCCCGATTCGAATTTGGCACTTGTCCCCCTCTTTGATCGGTCGCCCTATGGTCTGGCCTGGCCACTTCCAGGTGACGCTTAAATTGAACGACCGGGCCTGATCCTCAAGGCCTGGGGCGATCTCAACCGATTTCCAGCCAGAGTAATCCGAACCGTTGACACTGAGCGTCACGGTGTTTTCATCTTCGTCCACGGGTTACCTCTGGGCTATTTTGATCGGCCGTGCGGGCACAAACCCTGGGTGGTGAATGCGGTTTCGCTCTACGACCTCGGACTCACGCGTAGCGTCGCCGAAGCGCCGGTAAGCCAGGACCAGGGCAGAAAGGGTTTCCGGCGGGGTAATTTCCACGAGGCGAACGCCGGAAGCAGCGACCGCAGTTAGGTGCTTGACGATTGCCTGCCGCAGAGCATTGAGCACCAGGTAATGAGCCGAATCAGCTTTCAGTGATGCCTCAAGCATCGCCTCGTTCAATCCGTCGCGCAGCACGAGCACATCATCTGCCACCGGCACCTCAGGCCTTTCGAAGGGCTGCACGGCCTGTTGATCCGCAGATGGCGTTGTGTCTGTGGATACAGGCTGCGAGGCGATCGGCATTTCGCTGACGATCAGAGCAATCTGAACGAGCAGTGCGTCCTGCACTAGATCGGCGGTGGCTTTTGATGCCGCGGCCGAGTCGACACCGCCGATCGCGCTGACGGTGTTAATGCTGCTCACCGCTTCAGCCTGCTGGCTCGCGGTGGCTACGGCGTTGCGATAGCTGGAGTCGTTGCCCAGGTAATCCTGAACTGAAAAGTCGCTGAAATAGCTGGAGAACAGTGACGACAGCGAGCCGGGAGCATTCATGATCGACTGTGCCAGCCCGGTCAGGTTTGTGAAGACGGACACGAACGGTGCGAACTGGCGCTGGATTACCGTGTACACCGCAGACAGGTTGTTGCGCAGCCGGGCCAGACCCAGGCGTGCCTGGTCAACCTTGGCCATCGCGGCCTTGTATCGCGCCAGCGCCGATTCCCACATGCTCTCCGAAGCCTTCACCACCTGCTGCTGGGTATTGACCCTGGCCACGGGGAACTTGAGCGGCGTGTCCGGATAGAACGTGACCAGCATGCTGACCATGCCGCCCTGCTGGTAGTCGTGGGTCAACTCGGCTTCGCCAGCCTTGACCTGCATTCGACCCAGCCAAGGGTGAACCAGCTCACCCGCCCCTGGCGTTTGAATTGCCTCGAGGAACTTGTCACGCCGCTCGAAGCAATCGTCGCCGATGATCCACACCGTAAGCCGATGCACCTGGGACTGCTTGCCGAGTTGCTCGAAGTAAGGCTCATCCCGCTGAGGGAATTCGTGCAACTGGCCTTTCATGCCAACCGGCACCGTGGCCTGGGGGATCAAGAAACTGATCCCCCGGAACGAGGCCGGCAGCAGTTCATCACGCCACGTTCTTTCTGCCATTTACTGCGTCCTCATGACGCCAACGGTTCGCGTACCGACGTTGGGCTTTATTTTCAAACCGGTCTGGCTGGCCTGCGGCTGATCGACGGTCGTGCCAGGCGGCGCGCCCTTGATGTTTACGTTTATCTCGCCATTGACCTTCTGCGCCTGGGTAGCGGCGGTTTGCTGCAGCAGGCTCCCAGAAGGCGGCAATTGCCCGGGACGGCTCAGCAGCCGGTTGTTGTCGATGCCAAAGGCTTCGTTGTTGGCCGCTCGCCGCGACTGAGCGGCCAATGCCGCATCGGACTGGAGAAACTCGCCAGTACCGCCGCCGGCGCCGGCATTGCGTTTCTGCTGGGCCTCCGTGAAGGCGTTCACCTTGTTGGTCGCGGTCTGGATAATCCCGTCGCCCCCATCCCCTCCGCCGAACCATTTCATGATCGGCTCAATGATTGGCTTGAGCTTTGCCCACAACGATTGGAACCAGGCGGTGATGGGTTCCCAGTGCTTGACGATCAAGCCCAGGGGGCTCCAGTCGAAGATCAACTTCAAGAAGTCCATGGCGGGAACGGACAGAGCTACCAGCAGATCCCACAGCGCACCGAAGAACTTCGTCAGCGGCTCCCAGTTCGCCGTGATCAGAGCGATCGGCGTGTATTCGGCAAACTTCTTGAACCACTCCCAGGCTTGCATCACCGGGCCTTCGATCTTGGCCCAGACCTTCTCGAAGAACGGCGCAACCGTTGCCCAGTTTGCAATGAGCAGGCCGGCCGCCAGCGCGATACCCCGGATAACCAGGCCGACAATCGACTTCTTGGTCACGGCGTTGAACAGGGTCATCGCCATGGTGGTGGCCACCACCGCCACACGGAGCACGCCGTAGGCCAATGCCGCGGCGACGATGCCTTTGATCAAGCCTGGATGCTGAGCGGCCAGTGTGGACAGCTTAGAAACCAGGGGGCCGATGATGGTCAGGAAGTCGTTAAACGGTGGTAGCAGTGCACTACCCACCTCAACACCCAGCCGTGTCACTTTGTTCTGCAGCAGCTGCATCGCGTTGGCCGTGGTGGCCGAACGCGCGGCATATTCCTTTTGCATGGATCCGGCGTAGCCTGACCCCTCGGCGACATCCCGGAAGCTCTTCTTGAGAAGATCAAGGTTTGTCAGCAGCGGCGCGATCGCGGTGACCGACTCCGACCCAAACAACTGAGTCAAGAGGCCGGCCTGCTTCTCCGGCGCGACCATCGCGATGCGAGCGAGCACATCCTCGATAGTGCCCTGCGCATCCTTCTGCATGCTCTTGGCAACCTTCGTCACGTCGAGTCGCAGAGATTTGAAGGCCTGGGCCTGCTGCTTCGTTGCTGCACTTCCCTTGGTCAGGGCCAGCATGAAGTTTTTCATGCCGGTTGCAGCAACCTCGCTCGGCACGCCCACGCCCGCCAGGGTCGCGCCCATCGCAGCGATCTGGCCTGAAGCCAGGCCAGCGATTGCGCCAAGCGGGCCGATGCGCGTGACGATGTCGGAGATCTGCGCGGCCGAAGACGGGCCCACGTTGCTCAGGTAGTTGATTTGGTCCGCCAGCTTGACCACTTCGGGCTGGGTCAGTTTGAACGAGGTGCGCCACTTGGCCATCATGTCGCCCGACTGCTCGGCGGTCTGATCAAAGGCAACGCCCATCTTCACAGCATCTTCGGCAAACTGTTTCAACTCGCCGCGAGCAAAACCGGCCTGGCCGCCGGCGGCGACGATTGCGGCAATGCCGCTCGCCGCCATCGGCATGTTCTCCGACAGGTCGAGTACATCCTGCCCCATCTGCTTGAACTGCTGAGGGGTGTCAAAGTCGACCACCTTCATCACGTCCGCCATGGCGGTTTCGAACTCGATGGCCGCCCGGGCGCCAGCAATAAACGGTGCCGCCAGGGCGCCGCCCTGCAAAGCTTCCTTGAAACCGATCTTGCCCAGGCCAGAGTTGTTCATCTGCTTGGTGAAGCCCGCAACGTTCTTACGGATCCCCGCCAGCGTCGGCGACAGCTTGTCGACGCCGGTGATCAACGCCTTGAGCTGGAACTTGTCCGCCATCACTACACCTGCTGGGATTGGTTAATGCGCTGGGCGTGCTCCAGCGATTCAAGGAGCACGTCCAGTGGCCGGGCCATCAATAGCTCCGGATCAACTTTCCAGAACCACGCCAGGTCATACGCGACCTCGATCAGCTGCTCGGTTGTGCTGATGCCGCGCTCATGAAAAAACCGGCCACCTGCCAGCTCAGCGTGTTGAGGTCCGCCAGATCGAGCTGGTTGACCGACGACGGAGGGATGCCTGCGCACACCGCGATGTATTTCGCGGCGACGTCCATGTCGAGGCTGACCTCTTCGTTTTTGTCGATCTTGTACGGCAAGGCCTTGATGGCCCGAACTTCCTGCACGGTCGGACGGCGCAGGTTCAGTTCGGTCAGGGGCTCGCCATGCGCTTCAATAGGCGCCTGCAGCTTTACGGAATCACTCATTGCCAGCTCCCTTTGATGCCGTCGAATTGCAGCTCTACCGTGCCGTCGTCAGCCTTGAACGATGGCTCATCGACCAGGTAGGCCCCCGAAAGCACGTAGACGCGACCGTTGTTGAATTCGCACGTGACCGTCATGTCGCGGCCATTCGCCAGCGTCTTGATCGGAAAGCCCGCCTCAACGATGGCTGTCATCTTCAAGTACGGCGCCAGTTCTTCTTCCTTGAAGAAGCCCGGATAAACCGTCTCCCGCTTCACTTCCATCAACGGGGCTTCCGCGCCGCCGGTGATAGTGAGCTGCGTGCCGTCCACTTTTACGTAGGCGGTACCCGCTACTTTTTGACCCATGGTCTTTTCCTCTGGAATGAAAAAGCCCGCTCAAGGCGGGCCGGGTGATCAGGGTCAGCGTTACGCCGCGGCGTCGTACTGAAGACGGAATTGATTGAGCATCGCGAAGATGCGCAGGCCGTTGATGTAGTCCGGCGGGAACAACACGTTGACCCGGCTCGGGTCCTGCGTATCACGCTCCACCACCAGGTGCTCAGCGAACAGATCAGCGTTCTCGACGTGACCTTCCAGCTCGAGCTTCGCGTACTGGGCAATCAGCTCCCCGCGAATGGTGCTCGGCGTGACAATCGGCTGGCCAGCGCCGAAGCGGGTGCCGTCGTTGGCCAGCTTGTGGCGGCCGTACTTGCTGGTGATGACGCTTTGCATGCGGCGGATGATGTACGCCGACTGGTGCATCGTCTCGCTGTCCAGGTAGGAATTGTCCGCCTGGCCGTAGGCGTTCTTCTGATAGGTGGTGATCGAGCGCTGAATGCGAACGTAACCGCCTTCGTAATACGCCGTGGCCAGGCCGTAGTTCAGCAGCGACTGCCGCTCGGTCAGTGTGAAGCGGTCGCTCGCAGGCGCTGGGTCAAGGCCCGGCATGCTGCCGCTTTGGGTTGGACGGCTGGCATCGGCAGAGATGAAGACGGCGGTACGGGCCGCCAGTGCAGCAGCCTGCACCCACACTGGCTGAGGCACACCAACTTCCACTGCCTGGATGGTCATGTGCTGATCGTTACGCACCTGGCCGGCAGCGACCAAAGTACCGATCGTTCCGCGCTTCGCGCTGTAGACGTGCCCGAACAGCTGCTTGGCCCAGCTCCAGCGACCGACGTTGTCGTCCATCGCATCCTTCCAGGCATTCAGCGACGTCGTGTCGGTCCAGGGCTGGCACAGGAACTCGAAAGGTTCATCACCCAGTGCGGCGATTGCGTCAACCTGGTCGGGCGTGCCGACGCCTGCGGTCATCTGAGTGACCGCAACCGTCATGCCGGCCGGATTCATTTCGCCGTTGGACTTGCCCAGGCGATTAAGCGCGATGCTGATGTCGTTGCCGCTTTCGCCGGTCCACTTGCAGGTCAGGGTAACCACGCCCGCCACTGCGGCTGCCGTCACTGGCAGATCTGGTGAGGCGTTTATCTTGACCGCCAGGGCGGCGGCCGCAGCCGTCGGTGTTGCGGCAGACGGCACCACAGATTGCACTCGCACACCGCCGACATACAGGTTCAGCAAGCCAGCTTCGGTGGAAGTGCCGGTGATGGTGATAGTCGCAGAAGCAACCTCACCGGTTTCGTTTTGCAGCGGCAGGCACCAGATCTCGCCAATCGGATCAGTCTTGCGCCAGGCTTCGTACATTGCGGCGAGCATGGAGCCCTGCCCGCCAATTTCCTTGGCCAGGGCGAGACTGGTGACCAGCACCAACTTACCGATGCTTTCGCCGACGGCGTTGTCGTTTACCTGGCCGACGATCAGACGGCGCATGGCCGACGAGGCGCTGTTCGCTGCCGAGTTATCCATCTCCGCATAGAACAGCGGCACACGGATATCGGCCGGGATGTTGCTGAATCCGATAGGCATTATTTGGCCACCTCGGTTTTCGCCGCGACTGCAGCTTTGGTGGTAGTGGGTTCAACGTCTTTCAACTTGACGTCGCCGTCAGCTTGGCGGCGGCGCCACCAGACGTTGTCGGGTACGTCCCGGCCTTCAACAGGCAACAGGTCGCCAGCCTCCGGATCGGGCACAGAGCGGCCTTTGGCCGGCACCACAGTGATGCGCTTGGTCATGGTGTTACGTCTCCTGAGAAATGCGCTTCGATACGCCCATCCGGGCCGGGTGATTGCAGGTTTGGATCTGCAGGGTCGATGCAGTCCATTTTGAAGTCGACACCGGTAAACCCAGTGAGCCCGTCGAGCTCAAGCTCTTGCCAGGTCTCTGCCGGCTGGTCAGGTCGATTTCGACCAACTTGGAATTCGGAGAAGAAGGTGAACTGGTAAACGACCCGGGCGCGGCTGATGTGCAGAAGCGCGCCCTTGCCATACTCGATGGGCGTGTATTCCGGCGAAGGGATGTACCCCAACAAGGCGCGCCATAGCTCGGCGCGTATATCGTGCAGCAGGTCATTGGCTGCCTGGCCACGCTCGTCCGTCGTATCCAGCACGATCACCACATTGAACTGATCAGTGATGTCCTGAATGATCATGTTTTGGGCTTTGGTCGGGGTCGCAGCGTCGGCGGTTGCAATCACGTACGCAGCCGGCAAAGCCAACTGCGCGCTCTCGACGACCGCATCCCAGTCGATGCCGCCAGCCACCCGACCAGCAAAGGACGGGCAAGCCAGCCGCAAGTGCGCGACAAGCGGGTTCAGCTTCATGTGTTTGTCCGGTGTTGTGGCGATCAGCCCAGGGCAGCGGCGAATGCAGCGGAAAGGATGGATTGGACTTGCGATGCCGAGTCCTGCAGGGCGTCGGCCATGTAGTTGTCACGCGGCTTGATGCGCCATTCACCCGCGGCACGCTCAGCAACAGCAGCTGCCCGCACGCCGGCGGCGCGGCGGTTCGATTTACCCTTGCCGGCCCCTGGGGCCAGCTTCCCGAGCTTGCGTCCCCTCTTCACACCGTAGTGCAGATAGGCCGGGTAGAACTCTTCCATCGCCGAGGTTTTGGTTGGGGATATACGGACCAAAAATCCAGCGCGGGAAACCTTGAAGGTCACCGACTCTAAGGTCGCGCCCGTGCGGTTCACGGGGTACCCGTCCTGGCCCTTGCCAAGCACCAGGTTCATCTGGGCGCGCTGCGTGATCAGCAAGCCGACCTTGCGCATCCCCGCGCGAATCTTCCGTTTGTCGAAGGCGTCTCGCTCCCAGTTGTCGAACCCTTCGACGTGCAGGTAACCGTCGACCGATGCTGAGTTAGACATAAATGCCTCCGGATGCCTTCAAGCTACCCAGTTCTTCGACTTCAATGATTGTGAACCGCTTGCGGCCGTTCATCTCGGCGCATCGCTTCACCCGATAAACAACACCCGAATTAACAATCTCATGGTCTGTTGTTATACCCAGCAAATGCCTAATGAAAATGCGGTGGGTGATTTTGTTTTCAGTTTGGACTCCGTCTGTGTAAACAGCGGTCCCAACAGGCTCAATCTTTGCCCACCTAGGTGTTGGATCCAGCAGCTGAGATTCGAGCCCCATATCGTCGGCGGGACGGTCGGATCTGAGCTGTATGACTACGCGGCGATCCAGCTCTCCGGCGCCTAGGTCTCTGTATGCCATCGGATGCCCCTATGAAATCAAGTCATCTGCAGCCGAATCAGGTGGCCCCCTGAAGTTCCTTGAAGACCATAGAAGCGACTCAACGGCAAGCGGCAGGGTTGTGATATCCGTTCCGGAGGAACCAAGCACCACAGCCTCCCGATTTGAGTAGGAGTGCCCGACCAAGAGCAAAAGCGCTGCTTTGAAACTGGCCGGGAAGTCACTGACCTGCAAAAGCTTGGGGTTATCGCAGTACCACAAAGCCCAGTCGAGAGCTGACTCTGCGTAAAGCGAGATGAGGTCGTCCTCATCCTCAAAATCAACCCGTAGATGCTTACGTATCAGCCCGATAGGTAGCAGATCAGCGGCTGTAACAGTCATTTCTTACCGCCTGCCTTCTTTGGGGTTTCCGCTTTCTGATTGCCAACTTGGTCGTCCTCGACCTCTTCTGCCAAGTCCAGCCCGATCAAAGCTTCAGCATATTCGTCCTTAACTTCGCGGACCTCGAACTGGCTGAAATTGCCGGCGTGATAGTGAGAAAACTGGCGCAACGCTCGAATCTTTACCATGACGCAAACGGGGCAGTTGCCTGCCCCGGCCTCGGTTATGCTGCGGTAGCGAAAGGACCGGTGATGATTGCGGTTGGCCGATAGTGAGCCAGGGCCAGGCGCTCTTCACACAGGATGGTCAGCATGTTCTTCACGAAGTTGTCACGGTCTTCGCGGCTTACTTCAACCGTCGCGTCCATGCGATCCCAGACCTGGGACGCCAGATCGAAACCGCCGACCGTGAACGTGCCCAGAGCCTGGGCCTTGGTAGCGACCACCGGCAGGCCCCACATGACCTTGGCGGCGAACGCAGCCGGGCCGCCGAAGATGTAGCGACCATCCGCATCTTTCAACAGCGCGATCGCGTGCCAGTCACGCGGGTTGAGGATGATGCCGGACGCCTCAAACTCGGACTCGCTGGTCTGGAAGATCGCGTGGGCAATCTTGTCGGCGCGGGTGTCACCCGTCACGTTCAACGTTGCGTCGTATGCAGTGGCCACCTTATTCAGGCCGGTCAGGTTGTCACCGGTGCCGTCACCGTTCAGCAACTGCCCTTCTTCCACCAAAGCCAAGCCGAACAGCAGGCGGTTGTTCACGTACGACTCGAGCATCGGCGCATCGTCCATGACTTGGCGCGATGCCTGGATCCAGTGAGCGATGGTTTTGACGTTCGCCGTTTCCTTGGTGAAGGTCAGGTTGGATTCGGGCTTCAAGGTGCCCTCAGCGACTGGTGCCGCGCTGTTGGTAAAGATGTTCTCGCGAACATACTCCAACGAGTTCGAACTGATTCGGCCCTGGGCCAGCAGGTCGCGGATGGTAAGGCGGCGAAGGCCCGGCATCAAAATACCGGCATTGCGCTGTGGCTCGATCAATGCGCCTGCGGAACCAGCCGTACTGCCGAGTTGTTTGTTGAAGCTCTTGACGTCGACCTTACCCGAAGACTTCCCGTCCCAGGATTTTTGAAGATCGATTGCAGTTTGCTCTGCGAAGGACTTCTTCGTTTCTGGATTGTCCAAGTTGCCGGCGGCGAGCTTTTGCTCCAGGTCGAACAGGCGAGTGCCGGATTTGGTCAACTCTTCCTGGACGGCTTGGAGATCAGTCTGCAGCTTTTTGCTGACGGCGCCGGTCTCGGTGATTTCTTTTTTCTGCGCATCGAACAGTTCAGTCATGTTCTTTTGCGATTCTTCAATAGCCTTTTGGATTTGGGCCAATTCGGACATGGTTTATTTTCCTACAGATGGGAAGGACTTAAGGCGATCAAGGATCGCGGTGATTTCGCCACCTTCGGAATCACTCCGAACTGCGGACTTAATCCGGGCCACGAGGCCCAGAGCTTGCGACTTGGACAGGCCGACCGAATCCCTCAGCCAGTGCTCCACATCGCGAATTGTGGTGATCGACTCCATGGACTTCATGGATTCGATAGTTGCCAGTTCATTGGCGGGGAATGTGCAAATGCTGATCTCGCGAAGAGCCGCAACACTCTTAAACGCGCGACCGGTGGCGATCATGTCGAAATCGTCTTTCATCACCGTGAAGCCGACAGACATACCCTCGACAGTCTTGTGCTCCATCGCGGCGCGAAGGTCATTAGAAACAGAAAGACCTGGGGTCAGTTCGCCGCGAACGATCAATCCTTTACTGTCCTCTTCGAGGGACTGCCATTTACCCACCGGCAAACCATAGGTCTGGTGGTTGAAAAACATGCCAACCTGTCGGCTCTGAGTGCTCAAGGCTTTTTTAAACGCGCCCGGAAGAATGATGTCGCCGTCCGAATCGATCACATCGAAAACGCTGGCATATCCCTCGAAAACCCCAACCTTTCCGCCGGAATCGAATTTGATCTCAGCCTCAGCGAAAGCCAGGGTCTTTTGAATATTTGACATTTGGCAGCTCCAGAAAAACTAAACCCCGCTGGGTGCGGGGTTTAGTTTGCCAAGTTGGGTAAGCGGTACGTTCTGCGATTGGCGCGTTGCAACATCACCGCCCGGTACCGGGGGCCGGTTGTTCACCCGCCTTCCCTCATTGACGGTAAGAAGACCGGCGTCCACCAGGGACTTCATGTAATTCGCACGGGCAGTGGAATCACCGCTCAACAGGCCGTCGCGGTTGTGCTCGGCGTGAATTCGTCCCAAGTCAGAGGGTTTGACCAGCCAGCGCAAAATGCACCCCTCCCAAATCTCGAGGTAGGGATCCAGGCTGTACTGCAAGAATCCGAGGTTTTGCTGCTCAATGCCCGAGCCCCAACTGGTCGATTTTTCTACGTCCCCCACCAGATGCGGCGGCACACCAAAGAACCTCGCAAGCTCGCTTACTTGAAACTTCCGCGCGGCCATCGTCTCAGCGTCCTGCGGGCTAACCCCAATAGCCTGAGTCGTGAACCCGCCTTCTAGAATCCAGAGCCGCTTTTTCACAGGGCCACCGGATATCTCCTTGAAATTCTCTTCTACCTGGGCGCGCTGCTCTTTGTTGAGAACCTTGCCTTCGCCTGTCATGAGCAACTGTGGCGACTTGGCCCCGTTCGCGTAGAAATCTCGCTGCTGATCCTCCATCGCGACTGCAACGCCCGCGCTTTTGGCCGCAAAGGCAATCGGCGAGAGACCTACGAGTCCATTGAAGCCGAAGCCTTTCAGGTGGAATATTTCAGACTGCTTGAAATCCGCGTACTCGCTGTCCCGGCGGTAACGGTAAATAACTTTCCGACCCTCAAGCCTCACGTCCATATTTGCCGACAGCAGCGGGATCAGGCTGATTACGTCACCGACGCTGTTGCGCTCGATCAGCGCATAGGCGTTTCCGTAATAGCAAAGCTGCATAGTCATTGACACCCGAAAATCGAAGGCTGTCATGAACGAGTTGGGGCTGTAGCGCAGAAGTCGGGCCAGAGGATTTTCCAGGCCGACCTTCTTGCGGTCGTCGCCGTTTGTTTCGAACACATCCAGCGGCATACACGCCGTTACGCTGCAGATCAGCCGCACACATGCAAACACAGTGGATATTTGTAGCGATCGCTCATCATTGACGACCGAGTCACCCACGACACCCTGGGCTGATACCGGGCCTGTCTGCGAACCCTTTTCAGGGGTGACCAGGCGGCCGCCGACAAAGAAGCTCGCCATACGCGCCCAAAATGGACTGCGGGTACGCAGGTCGATGCTGTAGTCGGTATCTGCCATTACATGCTCATCGGTCTGGAGAGGAAGTCGTCGACAGAACCTTGCACCTCAGCATTCGCCAGGATGCGGCCTATCGTCATGATCAGCGCGACGGCGCCGTCGATCTTGTTGTCATCACCCTGTTTGATGGGGCGCACGACGTCATCATTACCTGGCAAGTGCTTGCCAATAACGTTACCGATACACCACGTCATGATCGGGTTCCCGTCGTGATGGAAGCGCCCAGCCTCGATCGCGGCCTCCAGCTCTTTCATCGGGTCCGACATGTTGGTGTAGTTCTGCGTGATAGTGACCGGATTGAAGCCTTGGTCATCCAGATCGTGGCTTAACCCCGTAGCACCGTGCGGGTCAATCGGGCACTCACGCACCGGGGCGTGATGATTTGCCTCCTTGGTATCCTCAAGGATCTCGCGGTAGTCGACCTCGGCTCCGTCGGTCACCTCCAAATGCTTGGAGTGAATCCACGCCTGGAAGCGTTCCGCCATCCGCTTGTTGTCGGTGTTGAAGGCGGTGTCGTAAGGAACCCAAAACTTCGGCGCAATGCTGTAGTAGTGGTTCTTCCCATCAATAACCCGCCAGAACAAACGCGCCCGCGAGTTCATGTCGAGCTTTCGCGCCAAGTCGAAACCGGCGATCCACTCCTGCCCCTCGAACTGCTCCAGAGTCAGCGATGTGTCTTCGCACGCCTTCCAGCTTTCCATGTTGTAGAAG